CATACATATTGCTCATATCATCTTGATATTGACCAAACCCTTCATATAATTTATCGTTTCCTAAATTAACTACTATTGTTTGTGGTTCTTTACTTTGTTTGTTTTCACTTAAAGCTCTTACAAAAGCATTATATGTTGCTGCTGCAATACCTTCTGTAATTTGGTCATTATTAGCAACTGCTGTTCTATTTCCTATATTTCCTATAAGTTCGGCGTTACCATTTTCGTTTGCAAAGAATAATTGTCCAGCATCTGGAAAACCACCTTCTTCATACCAATCAATTTTTAACTTTGGTATAGTTTTTGGTAATCCAAAGAAGCCTAACACATTTCCTATCCACTCCGGTGCTGGTTCTCCAACAAATCTAAAATGTGGAAGCTTAATATTATTAAATTGATTTTGGAACCAATTTGCAATATTTATTCCCCAATTCCAAGGATTAAACCATTCTATAATAGTATTTACTACTCTGCTTGCTGTATTAAAAAAGTCGCCTTCACGAATCCATTGAACTAAATTATATCCCCACATAAATGGATTGAAATGGTTGTTTATCCAATCAGCTATTTCACTTAATTTTTGCTGAGTTTCAGGTTTTTTAACCCATTCACCAAAATTGTATCCCCACATTAATGGATTAAATGTATTGTTTATAAATGTAATTATTTCATCTAATTTTTGTTGTGTCTCATCTTGTTTAATCCATTCTGTAAAATCATATCCCCATTGATATGGTTGAAAATTATTATACAAGAAAGTATGAATATCTTCTAATTTTTGTCTTGCATCTGTGTTTCTAATCCACTCTGTAAAATCATATCCCCATTGATATGGTCTAAAATATGTATATAAAAAAGTATGAATATCTTCTAATTTTTGTCTTGTATCTGTATTTCTAATCCATTCTGTAAAATTATATCCCCACATTATAGGGTTAAAATGATTGTTTATCCAGTTTGCTATTTCGTTTAATTGATCAAGTGTTTCATCTTTTTGAATCCAATCACCAAGACTCATACCCCATTCTACAGGGTTAAAATATTTTAAGACTTGATCATAAACTTCCATAAAATCTTCATTTTCAGTTAATTTTACACCAATGGCTAAACCAAGATTTAATCCCAATACACCAGCACCAGCAATAAGCCCTATTTCACCACTACCAGTTAATAAGGCAGCTCCAATTCCAGCAAGAAGTGCATTACCTGTACCCATTAATAAAGTACCAATGCTTAAATCACCTTGTATAAGTTTTTTAGCATAATTATATTCTACCCAAACACTTTCTATTGCTAAAACTAAACCTGTTCCTATTCTTAAAGCCTTGCTTAATCCAGGAAATGTTTTTGAAAATAATTCCAAAGCTTTCTTTGCGTTATTTATAGCACCGATTACATCAATAATTTTCTTTATAACCCATACATTTGCAAAAGCTAATGCAAGAGGTCCTAATAAACCTAATAATTCTTTTATTTTTGTTTTTATATTTTCAATTTTCTTTGCCATTTCATCACTTGCACCAGCAAACATATCATATTCTGGTAATGGTATTCCTAAACTTCCACCAATGCCACCAACACCAGTACCACCAATGCCGCCAGCACTTGGACTTTCTAAAGTAATATTATTAAGTTCATCAAAAGGCATAAGCATTTTATTTAATTCTTTTGCTGCTTTTCCAGCACTTGTGCCTACATCATCAATATCATCACTAATTCCACTTAATAGCCCACCAACATTACTTATATCAGATTCAAAATCACCAAGATTAAAGCCAAAGAATTTTGCTAAAGCTTGTGCGGCTTCAATTAATATTTGAGTAACTGCTCTAACAACAGGTATTATTTTTAAAGCTATTGGAATAAATATGCTACCTATCGCTCTTGCAAGTCTTGTAAATTCTTGTTGTAATATTCTTATTGCGTTTTGTGGAGAAATCATTGTTCTTGCTAAATCGCCTTGCATTTTTGTTGTAGATGTCATAATTTGATAATAAATCAATTCTGTTTTTTGTGCTCTTGTTAAACTTGCATAAGTTTGGTCAATTCCTAATCTATACATAGTTTCTTGTAATGTAGCTCTATCTAATGCAACACCAACGTTTCTCATTGCTTTAACTTCACCAGCTAAACCTGATTTAAGTTTTCCTAAAGATTCTTCAAATGAAATATTTAAGAAAGAACTCATATCTGCTGCTAATTGAGTAAGATTTTGGCTCATTATATAAGCTTCTTCATTTGCTAAACCATAACCTTCTGCTAATGTCTGTAACATTGCAATAGAGTTCATTGTCATTGAACTATCTAAACCTAAAACTTTTTCAGCTTTGTTTACAAATTCTGTAGCAGCTTGAGTAGAATTTCCCATAGTTGCTCTAAATAAGTTCATAGTTTCAATGTAATTATTCATTTGTGTCATGGCTTTATAACCAGCACTTGCAATAGATTTTATTCCTTTTAAGAAAACACCAAAGCCAACTAATTTTAAAGCTCTATCTAACCCGTTGATACTACTTGATAGCTTTTGTATTGATTTTTGAGCTTCATCTGTATCCGCAGTAAATTTTGCACCTACACTATCTGTAATAATATCAGCCATCTTTTACTCCTTAAAACGTTTTTGCATATTTCTTGCCCAATTTTGAAAATAAATTTGTGTTTTTAATAATTGTCTTTCTTTTAATTCTTCTTGGTCAAGAATTTCTTTTTGAGTATCCTCAAGACCATAAGGTCTTTTTGGATAACGTAGAGGCTTCTTTTCTTTAGAAAAGGGACGTAATATAGGAGATACATCACATAGTGCCTCATATATATACGCCCCTTGTTGCCAAATAATCCATTTTGTCTTTTCTGCTTCACGCTTTTCTTTTATTCGATATGCTTCTAAATAATATTTTGCTAATTCAATATCTTCATACCAAAATTGTTCATAAGTCATACCAATAGACATATAAAATGGACATAATTTTTTAAAAACTTCTGTTAGGAAAATATGCTCTACTTGTTTAGATTGAACTAAACTATTTTCCATTCTATGTTTTTTGATTCTTTTTCAGGATCACCCGCAATTAAAGAATCATAACATTCACCTATCATACTAATCAATGCTGTATTTAATTCTTGCTTATTAGGAAAAATATCAAAAATTTTATCAATTTGTTCTTGTGTTATTTTTGGATGATTTTTATAAAAAGCAAATCTAAAAGCTAAACCAATCATAGTCATAGGCTTTTTTACATATTCCTCTGCTATAAAGCCATTTTGTTCCATTAACACAATGGCTTGTCTATTATATTCTAAAGTATAATGTTGATTTTCATAATCAAATTCAATTTTTTTACTCATTTTTTCTTTATCCTTTCATTTTTTAATTAAGCAGATGGTTTAGCTGCCCAAATTGGGGCACCAGTTGGTGTAATTGAGTTTTCGATTTCAGCAACAGAGTTTACATCCATTTCTGGTAATCCCATTCCAGATGGTTCTCCTGGGAAATATAATCCTTCTGTCATACCTGGAATATCAACTAAAAACCAAGTTTTTTTACTTGATGCAATTCCTGTTTGATAAGCTGTCATTAAAGTATCCCAATCATTTTTTAATTGTTGAGATAAATTAAATGTGAATCCTAAAGCACCACCTAAATCTTTTAAACCAGGAATATATGTTCTATATTCTGTTTCGTTTAAAGTTGTTGTTTCAAGAGTATCTGGACTTGGATTCATTGAAGGTATTGTTTTAATACCTAATAAATCTGTATATCCAGTAGTTGGTCTTGTGCCAGCTGTTGTTTCTACAGCATATTTTAAATGTACACCAATTGTACTTAAATAAATTGGATCTGGCATTATTTGTTCCTCCTAATATTTAAAATATTTTGAATTTCTATAATATTTATAAATTAAATCTGTTTTCAAATCATAAATGCAACTATATCTTATTGTATAAGTCATAACCGTTGGATCATAAATGAATGGCTTTAAATTATTGTTACTTGTTATTCTTTTCATTTTGAAATTCGCAGACATATAATCATCAACTATTCCTGCTATTTTTTTAACACTATCAACCAAATTATATGGTTTCATATCTCTACTGTAACATACAATTTGATAACTTAAAAGTGTTGTTTGTTCTCCTTCAGTTGTTGTTCTTTCAACAATTTCATCGTTATCAATTTCTTCAACTGTAACTTTTGGATATTTTCCCTTTGGCATAGGTTGATAAATCTCTTTAACAATAACTCTATTAAATTCATCTTCTCTTGCTCTAAAAGTTTCTTTTAAGCCGTTAATTATTTGTGGAGTTAAACTTATCATTATATTTCCAACGCTTCCTTTAATCTTTTTTCAGCTAATCTATTAAACTCTTTTTTGGTAACTTTTACAGCATCATAAACTATTTTTTGTGCTGGAATACCTTGAGTATATATAGGTTGTCCACTTTCATTAAGATAAACCCAATATAATTCTCCTGCATTAATATCAGTTTTTTCATCAAGTTGTGTAACAACATCTTTAACGTGAATATCACGTTCAGCCCTTCTAATTTTTTCACCACTATTATAAGCATTTAATTCAAATTCTTGCTTTTGTGGATGTGGGCTATTTTGTCCTTCTGTACCTGTACCAAATTCAGTGTAGATTGCTTGAGTTCCAACCATTTTTGTTGTTTTAGAATAATCGTCGCCTTCAATTTCAAAAGACATACCACCCATTGCTTGTAAACCACTTGAAGTATAATTTTTTTCCATTTCACTTTTAGCTAATTGAGATAAATCATTAACTAAATTTTTACCAGCCATA